AGCCTTGTGCTTGGAGTAGCAGGAAGGTTCTTTGGTCTTCCCGCCACCCTACAGGTCTTTTACGAAAGTAGTCGCCACACTTCATAAGCTCTTCCTGTGGCATTTCGGTTAACAACTTGTACACCGGGATACCCAAACAAAAAGCTATTTCATAAAGCGTCTCTTCAGAACCGCTTAGTTTCCCTCAGAGGCCCCCAAACCAGACACGCGCATAACGTGGCTCGAAAGTTCGGTAAGTTCACTCAGAGGGAACGAGTCGAAGTCTTCTTCGGTCAGGTCTTCTGCACCTATGACTGCGACCTTAATGATATCACAAAGGAGTTTCAACTGAGCTTTGTCGCTTTTAGACTTTTCAGACGCCTTAATGACTTTCTGAAGTTCCATGATTTTACCAACGGTCAGTTTACGTACTTCTACTTCGTCGCCCATGAAAGGGACTTTTTCTGTCAATTCTTTGTTAATGAGATGTTTCATTTCTTTTTCTTTCTTATTAATCTAGTTTATCTTTTTCTGAAAAGAGATTAGGGTTGTTTGATTGAAAGTCATCCAGCATTTTTCGCACCATATGTAGCACGGAAAGGGTCTCCATAATTTCACGACCCATTTCAGACTCATTATCAAAGTCTTGGAATCTCTCAAATGATTTTCGAATACTAATATCTACGCTTCTGCGCATATGACGGAAAGTCGTGCGCATAACATAGGATTTGCTAAAGGGTTTATCCATGTCATATATCTCTGGTCAAGCAAGAAGGGGCCATTAAGCCCCTCCTTTAAAAAAACTTACGATGCTGCGATAGTTGCAGGACCGAAGAAGTCAGACTGAGTAGACAGGGTAACGGTTGCTGTCGTAGCGTCTGTCAAAGCAGCGTTGACAAGGATAGCTTCGATTTTACCTGTGAAATAGAACTCTGTGTTATCAACAGCCAGAGTTGTGTCAGCACCTTCGTTTTCTGTGACTGCGCTTGCGCACATCATAAAGCGGAAAACACACTGTTGACCGATCAGGTTGTGGAAGGTTTCCATGTCGCCAGCATTGTAGTTAACAGTAACTTCAAGGCTAGGAGCATCAGCTTGACCTTGAACCTGCGAGGAGGTCTTTTGACCATAGACAGGAACGTTAACGATGTTTGCCGGTGTACCAACAGCGGGGAATTCCCGCACAGAAGGCATACGCTTAACGTCTGCGTCTACAGTACCGGGAGTGCTGCCAACAAACAGAGCCGCGCATTCAGCAGCTGTGTCTGTTCCGGCAGGGATCGTGCCTGTAAAGATGTCAAGGTATGTAAAGATACCTGCACCCAAAGATGAAATGTGAGCCATTTTATTTATTCTCCGAATTTAGTAAATGGAATTATATAGGATGCACTGTAGAGTGCTTTGTTTTGGGGGTCTAGCCCTTCTACGTTTAAATAGGATGTCTTAAGCCTTGTACCGTTAGGTAATGTTTTATTCTCAAGCAAGGTGTCAAGTATGTCGGAAATAACCATTACGCGACTTTGACCTTCACCTGCTTTAACAAAAATTTTAACTGCTACTAAGCCATTTGTTTGTTTCTCTACACCATAAGCAAGGTAAAAGCCATCAGACGGCATAACCTTTACTAGAACATACTCATCGTTACTACCAATAGTACCTAAGTAGTTATCAGGTACAGTTTTGATGTTATGAGTAGTCCAGCTAGAAGAACCAAAGACTGTTTCAATATCTCTAAGTATCGTGTCATACATTATACTTGCTCCCGTGTTAACGACAGGGTAATAACAAACCCATCGTCTACGTGATCAGTAATTTTGTATACAGTGCTACCAACAGTTAAAGTATCATATCCATCAACAGACGTATTAGACTTCATAAGAGCAGTACTTTGAAAAGCACCATCAGAAGGTTTGTTTGTTGTTTCTATAAAAACTTTAACAGTTTTGGAAGAAGTTCCTCCTACGGTTTTACCTGTAGCAAAATCGTAGGAAGATACTGTCTTATTAGAGATAGTTGCTGAAACAGCCAAATCACCGATTGCTGCAAAAGCTTTATCCACAGCAGCGTTAATTTTAGCTTTAAGGGACATTAATTAGCCCTCCACCACATACCGCCAACACCTGTTGCACCCTTGCGAACAAGCGGTCGGATAGGTTTAAGAGCAGTAGATGGTTTCATAGGAACTCGTGTTGTGTCACCATTGCTATCTGAGAGACTGATAGACCCTACAGAGATAGACTCAAAGGTCTGAGTCTGCCCCATAAGGACGTCTTCATTGTCTACCAGATGCAAAGCTTGTTCGTATATAGCAGTCTTAACACGACTCGGTACTTCGGTTTCAGCTATAGTCACTTGAAGACCCAAACGGTCATCATAGTAAATAGCGTTCTTCCGAGGCCAAGCCAAGGCTTGAGAGGAACTAACAGCAGAACCAATCCAAGCATTATCATCAATCAGCGAAGTAGCTGTGACAAGAGCTTGTTCTTTGAGTTCGTCTTCAGCGGCAACCCAGTTGGCACTATCGATACGAGTCTCAAAGTATGTATCAGCGTCTGCTATCGAAACGTAGCTGTTTGTATTGAGTACAAGTGCCATTAGTTCACTCTCCTAGTCTATTAAGCGTGGAAGATCGGCAGGATGCCCAAGTTCAGTGCGTCCATTTTACGAGCATACGAAGCGGCAGCACCAAAGGCAGCGTCTGTAGCGAAGGCAGTAGTTGCGCCAGCCCAGTCGTAACCCATCGGGTGCATCGCATAACCCCAGCGATACCAAACGTTGGTTGAGCCACCACCAGCGTAGGAAGCAGCGTTACGGTCAACTTCAACCGGCGTCGGAACAGGCATAGCTGCGGAAGCAACGGAACCCGGCTTGATGATGAAGGTCGTCTTGGTGGACTGAGCGTTAACTTCAGCTTCAGCCGACAGGTTGCCTTGGTTAGCACGAGTCATAATCAGACGGAACTTACCACCGAAGATGGTCGTGAATTCGATGTTGCCTTCAGTGACGGTTGTTTCGTCAACGAGGTTGGCAGCACGCATTTCAGCCATAACTTCAGGCGAAGTCACCATGTACATGAAGTCCGGTTCATAGTCCTTGAAAGCTGCTCCGATGGAACGGAACAGGCGCTCACCACGAGCAGCACCAATAGCGGAGCTATCGAACAGTTTACGAGCATCGCCAGCGCCAGTAGCGGCTGCGCCGTGCAGGCCAGCAGCGTTAACGTCAACGAATGCGCCAACACCTGCTGTATCTGCGTTGGTGTCGAAGTCGATCATACCGGAAGTCGTGCCGAGGCTAACTTCGTGAGCAGCAACACCTTTGAGAACTGCCAGCAGAGCGTCATGTTCGTCCTGTGCGCGAACTTCAGCGAAGTCACGGGCGATCTTTGCCAGACCGTCCTGCTTGGAGACAACTTCCTGCATGTTAACTTGTTCTGCACCGAAAGTACGAACAGTCTTAACAAAGTCAGCAACGTCTGTGCTGATGCCGGTGTAGGTTCCGTCTGTAGCGGACGACAGCGAAGCAACGTTCACAGTGGCCGACAGAGGCTTGTACCAGCGGAACTGACCGATGAAGGATTCTCCCGACAGGTCAATGCGCTGATCAGCAGCAACAATACCTGTGCCGTTCAGCTTCTTAGCTGTGGTGTAGGCTTCGTCCGAGTAAGCGGAGATGGCCAGAGCAATGTTCTGGAAATCAGTGTTAGAAATAGGCATTTTATTAGTCCTTTAGAATGCTATAAATTATAGGTTAAAGTTACCTAGTTTACCTTTCGCGGCAAGAGCTAGAATTTCTTGAGTTGTTAGTTCACCAATAGGTTTGGTGACATCAGTGGAAGGCGCTCCAGCCGGATTGCCTGTTCCTGCACCAGTGTTAGACTTAACACGGAACAGGAATGAGTTGTCTTCGGATTTAGCATAAGCTTCTACATAATCACGAATATTTGAACCTGTAGAGTGAACCCATTGACCTTCTTCGTTTTGAACCAGTTGTTCAACAATTTCACGACGAGCCATGTCGCGTGATTTATCGTTGCGGAAATCCATACCAGCGAGTGCATCATTCAATACACTGTCTCGCTTAAGCTGCGTGGTTTCTTTTGCGTAAACTTCTAGTTTAGCTTTAGCTTCGGCAAGTTCCAGTTCAAGAGCTTCTTGAATTTTACCTTCTTCTTTCATACGGGCAATGGCTTCTTCTTTTTGTTTTGATTCCATTTCCGCTTTAAGCTTCAGGGCTTCATCCCGCTCTTTAGACATGCGGTCCATGTTTGCTTTCATCTTAGCCAGTCGTTCTTGAACGATAGCTTCAATGTCGTTTTCAGGGGTTTCTGGAGTTTCCTGAACTTCAGGAGTTTCTACAGTTTCTTCTACAACAGTTTCTTCTGTTGTGTTTACTTCGTTCTGATTATCTTCAGTCATGTTATTTCCTTTCAAGCACAGCTTGGGTTATATGTGTAAGTTTGAGTCACAGACTCTATTAATTAGTTGAAGGCGTAAATATTACAAATATTATGGCCCAATTCCATAGAAATCAAATCCCGGTTTTATCGGTTCAATGATTTCTTGATAAGTAAGTGCGTCAGGTCCAGACTGTAGCAGCCCATCTCGTTTAGCACGTTCTAAGTATTTTCGGTAAGTCTTTCTAGACAAACCCTGACGTCTCATTTCTTTGAGAGTTTTGTCAATAGTGCCTGACTTCAGTGCATCTGCATACAACTGGCGTAAAGCAAATTTCGCAGGAACTGCGTCACCTAAGTTTGTAAAGAACGCGTCGTGGATAGTACCCGTATCGATATTGTTCTCTCTTCCCCAAAGGTGAAATCTTCGGACAAGCACAGCGTCATTACTGTGGTTACCGTTAACACCAAGACCAATAGCAGCGTCCTGTATTGATTGCTCAGACAGAAGTTTACCGTCTTTTGCAGGTGCTTCATATATATTGAACACTTTCTGCCCAGTGACAGGATCAGTGAAATCAATCCTTACTTGTTCCTTTGTACGATAGCGTTGCATCATTGTTTTACCATCGAAAGTTACCCAAGGAATATCTGTTGTCTGTGCTTCACGAGCAAAATCTTTTGCAATGTCTTTCCAGAACTTGATAAACTTACCAGTAACAGGAACCTCTGTTTCAAGATGACCAGACATAATTGATGAAATCTTATCGAATAGCCGAGTACCTACAAGGTCTCCGGTTTCATCTCTAAGCTTAAACAAAAATGTATGCATCTCTTCAGAGTTTTTAATTCCATCTCTGAACTCACCTTTAGCGGTTTCATACAGAGACTCTGTGATAGGTTTGCCTGACTTAGAGGCTAGTACCACATCTTTCTTAATGTCGCGTAATTCGTCAATACGTGTCCAATTTTTTCTGTCCATTTCAAAGCTAATCTTAGCATCAATAGCCTTCTTAAACTTTTCAACTTCTTTAGATGAGATAGAGACTTTACCTTTTTTAGCAAGCACCTTTGCAAAAGCGTCCGCAATATTTTTAGCTTTGGTAGCCGATCCGGCCCCATAGAATGTTACCATGTTCTGGTTTTTAGCAGCTTTCATTAAGTCAGACCAATCAAGGTCTAATTCAGCAAGTTCAGGTATTGCCAAGAACTCAGGGTCGTTGACAGTGCGTTTAGCAATTTCGTCGTACAGACGCTGTTTCTTATCGGTTTGAACAACGTTAGAGAGGTTAGCAGCCGCTCTATCTTTTGTGGAAAGAGCAATAATCTGCGCACCAGAAGAACTAGCGTCGTTTTCAATCATCATCTTGGTCTTGTACTTAGCAAGCTTTCTGATATCTGCTGAATTAAACTGCCGTTTATCTGTTGGCATCTTACCATCCATGTGACGGTATATACGAGTGTATTCTAGAGCCAAACGAGATACTTTGCCGATGTGTTCATCATCAAGACCCATTTGATGGGTTTTCTCAATGAACTTACGAACCTGACCTGCTCTTTGGGAAGGCTTGTCTAGCATATAGCTACCAAGCTCTAGTAAGTCATCTTCTACAGCTTTAAATGCTTTTAACCTACCTTGCACTGTAAGAACATCTAGTGGGTTCCCGACAGCGGCACCTATTTGAGTCATAAGCTCTTCTACTGCGTCTGGTGTCATAGAAACACCTTTTGCCGTATTTAAGAACGGACGCACGGTTTCACCCTTAGTTGGAGTTAAAAGACCACGGTGATAAACACGACCTCGGAAGTCAATAGAGGCGTCTACCGAGAAGGCTTGATTACGCTGTCTATGGAATTTAGCTGTTGCAAGAACACCTCTTCCATCATTACCACGAGCATCGATAAACAGTTTCTTCCACTCGTTCTTTTCAAGCAACGCAGCATCACCTGATCGTTTAGCTTTAAAGTAGATTACTTCTTCGGCAAAGTCAAAGAAATCAGGGTCTACTTGGTACTTCACTGAGTTAGCGTGATTAAGCATTTTAGCTATATCACGATCAATCTGCTTTGGATCATAGTCAGCAAAGACGTTTTCAGATACGACAGGTTGAGAGGTTTTACGATTACGAGCATCAAAGTAAACTTTTTCTCCCGCCTTAGCGTAAAGCTGATCACGTCTATGGTATACCCCAAACCGCCTTGCAGCACGAGTCTTAGCATTAGCAATTTGTAGTTGTCTTAAATCACCATCAACAATTTGAATTTGTTTAAACACAGAAACACCGCGTAAAGACTTATCGCGAGAAGCTAAACCTGTAGCCAAGTCAATAGGAGAGCTTGTGCCACTATCACGAAAAACATCAGTACGGATTATCCCTTGGCGCTCAAGATTTGCAAGTATTCTGGACCCATCCTTATGAAACTCTTTTAGTGTTTTAGATCTAAAAGGATTTAAACTACCAAGCTCATCATCAAACAGCTGACCAATCTTAATAGCAAGCTGATCGTAGTCTGCACCGTCTGCAGCGGCAATCATTTCCATAGACTTAGACAAGGCTTTAATGGTTTTGTCGTTTATGGTTTTAATAGCCTTTTCTCGGTAAAAATTAGTAACCCTTTCTCGGTAAAAATTAAATAAAAAATCTAGAGCAATCGCGTCAAAATCTGCGATGCTGGGTACGTCAGAAGCAGAAAGTTTTTCTGAAAGTGTTTCTATAATAGATTCAAGGGTTGTTTCATCCAAAAACTCACCGTCTAAAATTTTACGGGTATTACCTCGGAGTTTAGAAATTTGTTGAGTGATCCAAGAGTCGCTTGGAAGTTTTTCTTTGTTTAGCTTTTTCCATAGTTTATAACCGGGAAGTTTTTCAAGAAGAAACTTCTTAGCATTAAACTTCGGATAACGCCTAATGATAGGCTGTGTGTAAGCAGCGATAGGGGCCTTGCGATTGTAGAAGGCTCTACGAGCTAAGTTAGCACCTTGTTTTTCAGGCCAACGAGCAATGTAGCGGTTATCTTTGATTTGAGAGTCAACTAACTTAGAGATTGTAAACTTTTTACCGAGAATGTCAACCTCTGGATCGTCTTTTAAACGACTGTTAAGCGTACCAAACATCCTACCTCGCTCAACAGCGCGGTTAAACAGTGTAGTACCTTGGTCCTGAACAGCATTCAAAGTAAACTTACGGAATACAGAAACAGGGGTCCCCCAGACTTCTCCGGTTTTGTTAGCCCGAGAAAAAGTTTGACGAAGAACATCAACAACAACTGATCGTTGGTTTACAGAAAGAGACCTGTCTAAACTATTTACAAAATCTCGTATATAGTCTTGTTGTTTAGTTGTTAGAGCATACTGTTCAAAAGAAAGCTTCTCAAGCCTCTCCGCTAGAAACTCTGGATCAGGAGGTTGTAAATGCTTGTAAGGCCCATCCCCATAGTCTGTCCCATCGGCGCTAAAGGCAGCACCCTTGCGATCGTTTTTGAAATAGCGCCTTGAACCTTGTTTTTGAGACAAAGAGTTTCCCTTGTAATCGACAAGGGACAAAGCTTGTGCGTTTTCACCAGCATCATTTTTAAAGAAATCCTTTAGTGCTTCGGTATTAGCCTTAGAACTCATAAGTTCATCTGGGGTGTTAAACCTAAGCGTACCTGTGTATTCATTGGTTGTAGTAGGGCGTCTAACTGTTCTATTAGCACGACGCATTAGTCCTCGAATACTCAAAGCCTTACCTTCAGGAGAAACAAACTCTTCAGCCTTCAGTCGTCCTTTTTGAAACAACGAGGCTTGACGCTCACCACCTAGTAGTTTAGTTTGAACTTCAGTTGTTTGACGCCTTAGCCATTCTCCATAGGTCTTAATCTTTGAAGGTTGACCATCCAGGTCTGCGGAATGAACTTTGTTTAGTTTCCTTGGTTTAATTTTATCTGAGGTCACGCCTTCCAGAGCTTCTTTAGACTTTACTACCGGAACAAGAGTTGATCGACAGTTAAAGTGAAGCGGCGGTTGGAAACGGTTATCATCAACATCATAAACCTTACCATTGTGATGAGTACAGATAGGGCTGGTACGGCTATCAAGAATAGCAGTAAACATGTAGCCTTCAAACAATTCTTTGTTTTGTTGTACAACATCATTCAAAGCTTGAGTTTGAGCCGCTGTAATAGAAGTTCTTGTTAGTGTCTTGGCTTGATGCTCTGTAATCTTAGTTGTTTTCAGAACATCATTAATAATTTCGTTGTTAGCTTTCCCCGCAGCAAGTCCAGCTTTAACTTTAGATTGTATGCGGACTAGTTCTCCAGAAGAGATATTGCTAACGTTTCTAGTAATAGATTTAGCACCCTTAATGTTTGGGCCAGTAATCTCTTTCACAAGATCAGCAGTCTTAGGTTTTTGTGTACGATAAAACCCTTTCACTTCCGCGTGAAGGTTATTATAGTGAAAACTCTTATTTGCCTTTGTAAATTGAGTAACAGAGCCTACAATAGACTTGTTAATTTCTTTAGCAAAACGGTTAACTTCAGGTTTCACATCGCTCCGAATGTTCTTCTTTAAAACTTCTGCTAAGTTTTTACGATGTGTTCTTAGTATTTCACGTTGTGCTTTTTGTTGACCATTCTCGTAGAGTCGAACATCAGTGCTGTGATCTACGATCCTGTCAAAAATCTTTTCGTTAATTGTAGACATAATTACTCCAGTACTACTACTTCGTGGATAGGCAGTTTTTAGACTTACCTAGGTCTCTATTGGTGCTGAAACTCAGATTTGAACTGAGAACCTACGCTTTACAAGAGCGTTGCTCTGCCGTTGAGCTATTTCAGCTTATTCTTCCTCTAATTGAATCTCTTCATCCGGTGTTTTATTTGTTAACGGATCAGTTTGAATCTCTTCAACCGCTTCTTCGTCGTTGTAATCAGCCGGAAGGAAGTCATTGTACTTGGCAATATTAATCCAAGTGCTACGAGAGATAATACCACTCTGATACCATTCACTGACAAGGCGCATTGCACCTTCACCGCCAACAATAGGAGAGAAGTCAGAGGATAGTTGGAAGTTAATGTCATTACCTGTATATTCGGTGCCATACTTCCAATTCAGCATGAAGGCAATAACTTCTTGCATTGTGCTTGAGATTTTAGCGTTCATGGTCCCAAGTTGAGCAGTTTGAGAAGCATTACGGATTTCAAGAGCAACACCAGAAGCTGCTTGTTCGGGAGAGAGCATACGAATTCCCATCTTTGCCATTTCAGAAACAGTAGCTTCAATAGCTCGATCCATGTCACTCAAAGCACTTGTAGGTGTTTCAAGGACAGTAATAGACTCATCTTTACGGACACGTAGCCAAGTACCAAGACCTGCATTCACGAGTTCTTCAAACTCTTCGTCAGTCATGTCAGACTGCACCACAGGGGTATAGGTCGCAGCACCGTATAACAGGTGGTTACGGCGAGATACTTTGTTGTACAGAGCTACCTCTCTGTCAATCAGAGGCATAAGTACTGGTTCAATTGGCTCTAGTTGTCCGTTAAGCGGAAACGCCGGGATACGATCCAAACGCTGACCAAACTTCATAGGATAAACAGTGTCGTATTTTTGGAAACCACCATCAGCAGAATCTATGTATTCTTGAGTGATTACACCATTCAAAGCTTCTACTTCGTGAGAACCATGAGCTTTCTTATAGTAATCAAGTACCAAAAAACCCTGCTCATCAAGATAGTGATCACAAACAGTATCAACATAGTCTGGATGCCAAGGGTTGTTTGAATCATACTCTTCCATAATGTAACGAGTAACCATACGGGTAAGAGTCTTAGCGCGAGTAATCGGATGAGTCTTTACTTGAACATTAATAACGTTTTCAGCCTTAATCAAAACAGGGTAAGGTGAAATTTTCATACGCTCTTCCGGCATCATTGATTCTAGTTCAGCATCAGGCACAACAGGGTGATCAATGTAAACCCAAGCACGAGAAGTTTGAAGTTCTTCCCAGATAGCAGCATCTAAGAAATTAAACAAGGATGCACATCAAGGGTAAAGTCTTTTGTGATCCAATCATAAGCTTGTACTTGCTCA